TACGCCACGAGGAACGTGTCGCCTTGCTGCAGCAGTTCGTCATATACCGCGACGATTCCGTCTACTGGCTCCACGACAAAATACTTCCTGCAACCCTTCAAGCCGATATGTACTTCGGTTATTGTCTCTCCTTCTCCGGGTGCTACCTTCAAGCCCTGCCCTATGTCCCACTGGTAGAAGCTCGTGCGCCCGTCTGCAATTGTAAGCATATTGTATCCTCCATTTACGCCATTGCTTTTCTTATTTGCTGTGCTGTTTTCATGACAAGTCGCTCCTAACTTACTATTGGTTTTCCGCCGCCATATCCTGCAAGCCTTATCCAAAGAACTTGGAATGAAATCGTGAAGTCCGTAAGGCTTGCCGTTGCGTTCATATTTCGCACGCCATAATTGAACGTACACTTGCCAGCCTGCCTGTTACTCAAGTACATGTTGTACACGTTCGCACCAGCAATATTGTTACCGCTTGTCCAGTAACCAACTACCCCAATCGGGTAGTATATATCGCCAGCACTGTGCTGTAGCGTGAATGAGTCATAATTGTTTTGTCCTGCTGGGAGTGTCATCGGACCGATTTGTTCGCCTTGAACATTGAACTGTCCGCCTCTTAAGTCGTGCCGATGCTCTTTAAACGGAATCCTGTCTACTGTAACATCTCCAATATTGACGTTAATTCCAGCGGTGGCGTCTATTTGGGTTCCAAGCGTACCGAGATTGTTATTAACAGTGACCGTACCGCCTTTAGTCGTAATTCCATTAGGAGATACTGAGGTGTCTCCAGCATTGAGCCCATTCCGCGTAACACTTACTTCGCTACCATATCCGAGGTTCATGCCGTCCGCTCCAAACTCAGCCAGATCGGTCAAGCCATTACGAATCTTCATCCCGTCACTAGTCGCAAGCATGTTTCCTCCGCCATTAGTCGGATCTGACAGAAATTCGTCTTTTGGCACCTCTGTTATATGTGCCCCAGCCCCAGCACCCGTGTCGGTTTCTGTGTGCCAGAAGTACTGAGTAACTTTTTCCGTCATTTTCCCAACATTTTCGGCAACTTCCTTCGCTTCTTTTGCTGTTATACCGGCCTTTACCGCTTTTTCTTTTGCGTCGTCGGCGGTGGTGTCATCCGTAGGAGGCGCAGAAGCGTTACCGACCAGCCACGCGCTCCCTCCAGCGACTCGAGCCTGTACGACGTCACCTACACTTGCGTTGACCGTCTTCTTGACAGGTGTCTCATCGACGCCGCCCGGGATGTGTATCCACACGGTGTCGCCCTCGACTCTCGTTACGGTAGCCGTTGTATCATAGCCTTGCGTCTTCGCCTTCGACGCTTCCTTGATTGCCTTCGTTATCTGTTTGGTTGTGTTCATATAGCCGTCGCCTCCTCTTTCGTCCTGCAACCGTGCGACAGTTCAAGCGTCTGCGAAGTCACGCAGAACGACCCGTCAATACCTATCTCGGGATAGTTGATCCTGACGATGTTGCCCACGTTGACCTCCGGGTCGAACCGTCTCGAGTAAGACACCGTCCTCGCCGGGCTCTGCAATTCTTTGAGCCTCCGAAGCGCGTAAGCACCCAGCGACTCATTGTTCCCCAGCGTGACCGAAGTCTCTTCCGCCCATATCTCGCGCCCTCTGGACACCGTAGATAGCGACGACTCCGGATCATCGTCCCTTGCCACCGCCGTCAAGTCATCCGATATCGCTCGAAGCACGTTCGGGCACGAGTACCAGTCGTACTCATCCGTGACCGCAAGTTCGACCACGTCGTTGTCTGTCGCGTTGAACACTGCAGCAGTCTGATCTGCCTTCGGCTCGACATATATGACGCCCTCGCCGTCGATGCGGATCTGCCAGTTGATAGCGTCCAGCACCTTCTGCGCCAGTGTCAGATTGGTCTCGCCGTCTTCAGCGATGACCGCACTCTCCAGCTGTGGCAGTTCGCCATCTTCGCTGAGTACGACCGGAGCGATTCCCGTCCGCAGGAGACGCACCGCCGCATTAGGTGCCTTGACCTCTGACGGTACATAGAACCCTCGTTCTGTTAAGATGTCATCTATCGGTTTAAGCACCGAGTATAATTCGACCTTATATGTGTTCCTGAACCCGACAATATCCCGAGATGGAGCAGACGTCAGCCCGGTGAAGAGCGGTACGTGTGTGACTCCGTCCTGATCCGCATCAAGCCAGATCCGCACCCACGTCTCACCGCCTTCCGGAAGTTCGGTCGTCTCCACGTCGGCAGACTCAAGAAGATCCTCCGTCGACCTCTCGATCGAACCGCTCTTGATCTCAAGTCTGCCGATATCTCGCCATGTCCTCGGGTCGACGTATGTCATGTAGTATGAGCCTGTGAAACCCTGTGACCATATCATCGTGATTCACTCCATTCTGTGTAAGTCATGCCATCCAGGTCGACCGTGTCAACCTTCTGGATCGCTAACGAGTATTCTATCGTAGGCGAGTTATAAGCCTGCGACTCATCTACTTGCACGTCCGCCATGTACGAGCTGCCATCCGGTGTCCGAACGTGGCACAGCCCGGCGTATCTTGCGAGCGTCCTCATGATATAAGCCATCTCGCCGTCATCGTCTCTGACCAGTACGGTCGAGCCACTAACGTCTCTCGTAACAGCTTTGTTGTGGTCGCCTGCCACGTGTCCGCCGAGGTACGTCGTCCGCTCGAAGTCCTTCGCCCATTTGCTGCCGAGCCCGATATTGTACTCAAGCCCAGCACGCTGGCCACCGAAGTCGATGACCATAAGCCCCGGATCAAGTTGTGTGTATGATCCGTCGTCTTCTTCTATGGTGTCATACTCTGCGAACGCGTTGTCGGGTGTGATATAGTCGCCTGTCGCCGTGACCGTGACGACCTTGTATCCGCTGTCTCTTCCGAATGCCGGATACGGGTCAACGTACTCAGTTCCGAACTGTCCGCCCTCGATGATGAGTTCCGGACCGTCAGCGCCAAGTCTGTAGATGTCGCAGGTGTCACCCTCTATGTAGCCAGCGCCGGCGATCGGCGTGATCCGCGCGATGTAGTTGACGTCATCCGTGATGAATGTCGCTGTTGGCTCCCATGCCTGATGCGCCCAGTGGACTTTGAACAGGATCGGGTCTGCGTCTACGCTCTGACCGTAGTCGTCTGAAGCCGTCGCTACGAGTGAGTACCACGCACCGTCATCTAACCGCCCGATCAGTTCTTCTAAGGCGACGTTGATAGTGTTGGTGTCGTCTGCGTCAACAGTCTCAACGAAGACCGTCTCACCTATTGCGCCATCTGTCTGTGTACCGTCCGGTCTAAGTATCGGATAAGCGACCGCTCTCTCGATCGCGACAGACAGGTTGGTTGCGTTCGTCGTCGCGACCTCTACGTCAAACGGCATGGTATCGAGTATATTGTTGTCGTTGGTCGTGTAGCTTATAACGATCTCTGCGCCATCCGCTGGAGCTGTCGCCAGTGTGACTGTGGCGTCTGCGTAGTCCGTTACCGTAGCCGTTGCCCCATCGACCGTTACCGTTGGCGCGCTCGCCATGTTGTTCTCGCACAAGAAGGCGGTCGTCTCGCCGTCGCCTATCTGTCTCTCCACGAGGTCTTCTGCAGTCACTAACGTGGTCGACGTTATGGAGATCGTTGGTTTCGCCGCTATGACAAGTTCTACTGGTGTCGAATACTCTGACTCACCGCCCGACCCCGATCTCGTCTGCAGTGCCAGATAGATGGTCGAGCCGTTCGTCCATCCGTGATCCTGTGCGTATAAGTCAATGTGCTGTTCTGTAGTAGTTGCCCCGACGGACTCGCCATAAGTCCAGACGCCTTCCTCATAAGTCACCTCGACAATGTTACCAGCAATCTGCCCTGTGCCGTCCGTGCTGACGTATGACCAGTAAGCCGTGACCATACCTTCTTCCGTGATGGTCTCGTCTGACAGATAGAGCCGCGGGATCGCTGGAGCAGATGACAGATCTATGCTGCGTTCTTCAGACCACGGTGACAGTGTCTCACTCTCGTTGACTTCTCTGACCGATCTGATCCTGAAGTACCACGTCGTACCTGTCTCAAGCCCAGTGATGAACCAGCTGCTTGCGATCTCTTTGATCTCGTAAGTTTCAGGATCTTCGTTACTCATCCAGTTATCGGGATCGTCCGTCCACGCGATGATAACGCCTGTAGCGTCTGACCATGTGTTCGTCCACTGTAAATAGACTTTGCCGTCTGTAGTCGTTGCCGCCAAACTGTCGAACGTCGGAGCGGTCGCCATCGTCGTGGCGTAACTGTAGTACTCCGACGTCATCGACACGCCGTCAGCTGATACGTTTCTTATGTGGATAGCGTAGCCATCTTCGTCCGTAAGGTCTTCGGTACTGCTTATGGTCGCCGTGGCTGCCACGCTGGCGATAATGCCGATCAGCACGTAGTTCTCGAGCCCCATAGCCGAGTACCTCTCGAGGTACACTTCCATGTACGCGCCCGGAAGTTCCGTCCCGGCGTCATCGACATCAACGTTGACCGTGAAGCCGAGTTTGGTGACCGTGCCGACTGATACTGTCAGCGACGGAGTCGTGAGCCGCCCCGTTATGACCCTGTAGGCCTCCGAGTATGACTCGATACCGTCGTGCTCTGTCTTAACCCTTGCCCACAGGCACTCGTCCAGCCCGACCTTCGCATTGGTCGTCACCTGGAACTTGTACGAGTTCTTCGCGCTGTTGTAACTGTAGTCAGACCCGTCCGTCCAACTTGCTCCGCTCGGGACGCCCATACCTGACGTCGGTGTCTCTATCAGGTACTGCGGCGTGACCTTGTCGACTCTCGCGGACGCGCCTGAAATATTGACGTTGTAGGTCATGCTGTAGTACGACGTCTTCGACGAGTACGTTACCGCAGGCTCGCCCCATGTAGCGATCGGCGCTGTATTGAGTGCGTGACGCTTAGACACTATCTTGGACTTGCCCTTCGGCCCGACTGCTCTTATCTGAAAAACCCTCGTGACGCCGACTTGATTGTCCGTGTACGTGTACGAGCTCGACGACGCGGGTGTCCAGTTCGACCAGCCCTTGGAGCCGTCCGGCGCGCTGTCGCACTTCGTCCTGTAGACGCATCTGTACTGCCACTTAGTGTTAGTGTCGTTCGCGTTGCTCGACCACGTGAACTTCGTCCTGTTGGCGCTCACGTTTTCGACTGATAGCGTAGGTGCTGGTGGCTTTGCTACTGAGTATGTCTCGGATGACGATGACCACGCCGATGCGATGTAGCCCTTGTCGTCCCTCAGTATCTTCGTCTGTACCTGTATCTTCGTAATTTTCGTTGAAGCAGCCAATTTGAACGAGTACGAAGTCGCCTTCTTGCCGATGGTCTTCGTGCGCCACTTGCGCCACTTCTTGCCGTTGTGTGTCCTGTAGCGGATGTGCTGGCTCTTAGGGTCTTTTGTTTTTATCTTCCAGGAGGCGGTGAATTTGTTACCGTTCCTCTTAATAGATAGTCCCGTGTTGTGGGACGTTGTTTTCTTCGCCATGACTCCTCCTTATATGGAACCCATCCGAACCTGTCTCCGGAGTTCTCTCGCAAACCGCTGAGCGTACTGTTCCGGGCTCTCGTCTGACGTGGCGTTAAGTGTCACGTTAAAGACGTTACCTCTGCCGCCTATCTTCTCGGCGATGATGTCCGCCCACTGGGTGTTACGTTCGAGTGGCAGGAGTGCTTCCTTACCTGCTTCGCCTGCGCCTATGCCTATAAGCGTTGCCGAATCAAGTACGCCGCCTCGAGCCGCCCACGTTACGCCGATGCTTGGCTTCTTGCCTTTGCCACCGATGCCGTATGGTAACTTACCACCGCTGATATTGATCTTCGGCTTCTTGAGTCCGCCCAAGAATTTGAACGGGTGCGTGACTGCGCTGATAAACGTCTTAACTGCACTCTTAACGGTGTTCATGATCCTCGACACCGCTCTTAAGACGACTATCGCACGGTTGATGTTCGCGCTCATTGTCCTGAACGCCGCACCAAGAACAGCCCCGACCAATCTTGCCAGCGGACGAAGTACCGCCCTTGTTAACTGCAGGAACACTCTCAGTAACGGCTTTGCTGCGCTGTACAGCCTTGACACGCTCTTCATCGCTGAACTTGCCGCTTCACCGAAGGATGACATGCCCGACGTGTTACTGAAAGCGCTCGCTATAGTTGATCCGATCTCTTTGCCGAAGTCGACGATCTTGCCGAAGATGTTGCCGATCTCAGCACCCGGACCGTTGACGAACGCGCCGAACGCATTGGAAATGCCCTCCATAACCGTGCTCAGCCCAGTGAACACCGCGTTGCCCAGTGGCTCAAGTAACTGTTTAAACTGATTCTTGACGAGTTCCACACGCTCGGCGAAGTCCATCGTCTTGCTCTGTGTGTCGTTGATGATCCCGCTGGAGTCAGCCATCGCCGCGCTGAAGTCGTCTATCGACATCGAACCCGACTGTACAGCCGCAACGAACTGTGTTGCGCCCTTAGTGCCGAACAGGTCAGCCGCTGCGCTGATCGCCGAAGCCTCGTCGCCCTTCTCAATGTATCCGCCGATCTCCTCAGTAACTCGTTTCATCGCTTCGGCTGGTTCTTCGCCGTCCTTTGCGATGGTTGTCAGTGCCTTCGACATCTTCGACATCGTTCCGCCGGCATCGAGACCTGCCTTATCAAGCAGACCTGCCATTGCAGCAGTGTCCTCGAACGAATAGCCGAGCGCCTGCATCTGCGGTGCTGCCGATTCCATGATCCCGGTCAAGTCGTTCATGCCGATACCTGTAGACTGGCTGATAGCGAACAGGTTATCGAGCTGTCCGCTCATGTCCTCCGCTGACGTGCCCCATGCGGACATCGCTCCGGAGAACGCCTCCGTGTCGAACGCCTCGCCGGTCATGTCGCCGACCTGCGCGATCTGTGTGCCGACCTGCGTCAGTGTGTCGCCTGTAAGCCCGAGCCTCGTGTTCAGATCCTGTACGAGATCTCCTGCGTCTCCGAACGATACCGGAACAGTCGTTGCGATACCCTTCGCTGAGTTCTGAAGGTCTTCTAGTGCCTTGCCTGATGCACCCGTGCCGACTATGATGGTGTCGGTCATCTCATCAAATTCCGAGCCGATATCAAAAAGAGCCTTCCCGACTCCCGCAACCGCGGCAACCGGCAAGGCCTTCGTCATGACACCTTTGAGCGCACCCAGTTTAGCGCCGAGTCCTCCAGTGAAGGCCGTCCCGGCAGCCGATGATGCCGCCGTTCCTGCCGAGGACGCAGCCGAGCCCATCTGTGAAGCGATCGCCTGCTGAGCGCCTTGCATATTCGGGATAACCGTTACGGTCGCTTTTGCAACCTCAATCATTCCGCTCATGGTATTCCTTCCTCTTGTTCTCGAGCCACTTACGGAACTCTCCACGAGGGAGCGCTCCCTTACCGAAGTGCCGAACGTTGTCCCGCCGTTCGTCCATTCCCGGTCTCGGGTATGGCGTTATCGGCTTGCTCGCCTTGTGCTCGCCAATAGCAACCAGGTTCGCGTTGATTTGCGCGAGCATATCAAATATATCAGCGAGTATCCCGTTCGTCTTCAGTCTAGTAGCCCATAATGCATTCTCTTCATCCAGTTCCCTAGCGAGAGCCGAATCGTTACTGTCATATATAACAAAGGACGCGAGCGCATCCCATGATAAGGTGCGCCCGATGTCCTTCAGTTCGTGACCTGTTTTTGTGAGTAGATCATACTCGATCGCCCCGTCGTGCTCTGTCACAAAAGCCGAGAGGCTGACTATTCCCCCATCGCTTCGAAGTAGGCGTTGCCCAGCTGCATCCACTGATTGTCGCCAATCTCTTCGTCTGCAAGTTCAGGGCACACACTTATGAAGAAATCTCTGTACGCACTCAGGAGTGCACCCGGGTCTGTCTCGGTCTTCATTCCAAGTGCGCCAATGTCCTTCCACTGCTCGTATGGTATCTTCTCCAGCTGGGGGATGACGTGCTCACCGTTTGCGCCGTCAAACACGAACGGCTCGTGATAGGTGAGTTTGAATTTTTTTGCCTTTGCCATATAAAACTCCTTATACAGTCTGACCGTCGTCAGTGATGATCTTGAAGCCGTCCTGCAGAGCAGTGATCGTCGGTGTCCAAGTGATAGCTGAACCCGGCGCGAACGTTACAGACTCCATTGCTGTTATCTGTCCGTACTCGCAACCGATAGCGATAGCGTCATCGTCGTCCTTCATGATGAACAGGAAGGCCTCTTCAGGCGGAAGTGTTGCCTGCGTAAGTGACGCTGTTACCAGTGCGCCGTGTGCGGACGTTGCCGCTGACGTGCTTGTTGAGCCCTCGCCCAGTATAGTTTCAAGCGTCTCCTGAGTAGTGTCCATGACCGGTGCCTGAATAGTCTCAGTGTGCTCGGTCAAGATCGTGCGCTTGATCTTGTTCGCCCAGTTGCGAAGGTTCTCAGTTGACTTGTCGAGCGTCAGGGTGATGCCGTCTGCTGATACGTCGCCGACTTCCTTCCACGCACTGTTCAGAGCTTCAAGCGGATAAGTCGGGAGCGCAGTCCCTGCCGGAGCGTGATAGAACATACCGCTCTCGCATCCAACCCCAAGCTTAGTATCATGTGTTGCCATGTTGTACCTCCATTAATCTAACGTTACTGCCTCACGGTGTGCTGTAACCATCAGGGTCGCAGAACACATCGCAAGATCTGGCCGTATCGGGTCATCGCCCCACGAGTAGAGCGAGTTGACCTCGACGTGGCTGAATCCTTTATTTTTTGTCGTTTCGAGGATCGCGACAGCGTTCCGGAGCTGTTCCAGTGCGTCCGCTTCGATATCTGCTCGGGAATCAAGTACGACCACGAACGTGTCGACCTTGCCCTTACCGGTCGCAGTCGCCTCCGTATCGCCTCCAGTCCCCTGTACCAGCACGCACGGTACCGTGAACTTCTCCGGGAGCGGTCTGCAGTACGCATCCATATACGGCTCCAGCGCGGATCTGATCGCGTCCTCGACGTCAATACTTCTGTATATCGTCTTCATTACTTCACCGCCCTTGTCAGCGCCTTGTTCTCGCTTTCTGCGACTCTAGACGCGAAGTCTGTTGTCGTTACGCTGGCGACCCATCTGCCGCCACCATAACTGCCTTGCCACGTGTTCACGGAGAAGCCCTCAGACTCCCCGGTAATGTTGGCGTCAGCCTTCGACTTGATGTCCTTCGCCGCCGCTTCAACGCACTGCTTCATACCAGCCGAGAGCAGGATCTGCTTGAATCCGTCCGAATTGAACTCCAGTTTGATGTCCGCCATCAGCCTTCCCACCTTTCAATCGTCGCTTGCTTGTTGCTCAGCGCACCGGTAGGAGACACCCATGGCCTCGTCATACCGCTGACGACGTAAGTGTTGCCGTCGTACACGATGCGGTCGCCTTCCTGTACGTCTGCGTCCGGTTGCATGTACAGCGTAAAGCTCTCAGCGATGCCCAGAACGCGTCCATCCTGTGACAGCGACGTACTGGCTGGCTGTACCGAACACCCGGAGATCTCCATCTGATCAGGATCATCCCAGTCAGGGACGACCGACCCTCGCACTGTTCGCGTTCTCGCTCTTAACCTTGTAACCGTCTGGCTGAACCATGATGGAAGCATCTAGAACACCCCCTGTATACGGTAAGGCTCGATGACCTCTTTGTTGTCGTCCGCCAGAGCGGTAGACCTTGCGGAGTTCGTCCAGTTCGCTGAGTAAGTAATGGATACGCCGCCAGCTGTCTCGGACTGGATGCCGGCAGATGAAGCCAGCGCATGCGTTACTCTATGAGCGACCAGTTCCTTGAGCCCGTCCATGAGACCTTCAGGAACGCCTGCGACGTACTTGACGCAAATCTTCGTGTATGGCTGAAGACCGAAGTCAATTCCGAACACACGCACGATCCCGTTCGGCTCGACCACAAAGTGCGCCTGATCGGTGTCTTCTGTGTACTCCGCTTCGCCTATGGTGATAGACTCGACCTCTGACACGTACTTCGCTGGTAACTGGATCAGCACCCCACCGTGCACGATCTTGACCGCGCCATTGAACACCGTCGCGTCGAACTGGCAAGGATAAGACGGATACACGTGCCACCCGCAGTAGTTGCGGATCGCTGACGATGCCGCCTTGATGTTCGGCTCGATACGTGCGTCGGTGCTGTACTTGCCAGCAGTCAGATCGTTGAACTCGTCAACCGACAGCATCGGCTCGATCACGCACGACTCGCGGATTGTGTAACCCCAATTTGTTAACAGACTCATTTCTTCGCCGCCTTCTTTGCCTTGTTGGCAGGTTTCTTCGCCTTGTCAGACGGTTCGACCGCCTTCTTGACTTCTACAGCACCATCGGGCTGCTTGCCTTCTTCGTATTGGTATTCATGCCCGTTCGGCATTTTGTAAATTTTCAGCATGTTCTCACCGCCTTTCAGAAGGGGACACCGAAGTGCCCCCGCAATCATTTAAGCCGTGAAGACTTTAGCGAATCCGCCCGGGAGACGAACAGCTTCAAGCAGTCTCTCCTCTACGCGAACAGTGACCATGTTCTTCACGAAGTCATCTTCGTTCTGGTTAGCGACCTCAACTCTGAGGCCTTCGCCTGCCTTTGTGATGATAGATGCGCAAGCTTTGAAAGCGCCAACGATCGCTGTGCCGGAAGCGATGGCGGAAGTAGAGACAACCTTCATGCCCCAAATCGGAAGATATGCGCCGTAAGCACCATTGCCATAAGGAGCGTATGCTGGACCGCCCATCAGATACTGACCAGTGCTGCCGCCGTCCTTTGTCAGGAGCAGTGCCTGCAGGTCTGCCGGATTGATGATGATCGCGTCTGCGTCATATCCTGTGTTGGTTTCGACAGCCATTTTTGCTTTCAGCAGGTTATCAAAGCTGATGCCTGTGTTGATCGTCACGTCAATGCCGGAAGTTCCAAGCAGAGTAGATACCAGATAAGACTCAATAGCCTTCTGCAGTTCGTATACGCCTCTGCCTCTTACTACGCTCTCAAGATACGGAGCATCGGACAGAAGTTCGTCTGTCTCTTTCAGGTGGCAAGCCTTCTTAACAAGTGCAGCAGTAACCGGAGTATATGTCGGATGGATCTGCGGTTTTTCTGCTCCCTGTGCAGTTGTTCCATCAAAACCAGACGGCAGATCAGTTGCACCCATGCGGAAGAATGTATAAGAATTGCCGCTGATTGCTTCTGTGCTGAACAGGTCTCTTACTCCGAGGTTGTACTTGATTTCAGCTACGTTCTGGCTTACGACCGGAATAGTCGGGGCTGTCACGGTATCGGTTGCAGACTTGATGTAGGCCTGCACTGTGCCGCGGTTGTTCTTCAAGTACTCGAGGTTCATTCCCTTTAATCCTTTTTCTTCGTTCATTGTGGTTTCCTCCGGTTCTTCATTAGTGCCGATCTGTGCGAGCAGTGCGTTCGCTTTCTCGGCAGATTCAATTGATTTCTCGATTTCTGCTATGGCCTCAACGATCTCTTCGCCCTGTGCGATTGCTTCTTCTTCGCCAGCTGCGATGTTCTCTTCCAGAGCCTTGAGAGCGTTCTTCTTCTCGGCCAGCTGTTCCTTGAGATTCATGTGTTAGTCCTCCATTTTCATGCTTTTGATGGCTTCTAAGAGCGCGTCCTTCCTCGGGTTGCTCTGCTCCGGCTCCTCCGCCGCCGCGTTGGCCTTCACTTCGTCCTCCCCGCCTTCCGGTTCTGGCTCTTCTGTATCGTCAAGCTGCCCCAGTACGTCCTGGATCAGCGTGATCGCCTGTTCTAACTTGTCTGCGTCCGCCTTGCTGTTACGTCTGCCGGACTTCTCCTCGACTTCCGGTTCTTTGACTTCGACCTCGTTCGCCTTGATGTCCGTCATGACTGCGTTTTGGTTCGCCGGGATCGGCACGATGCTCACCTCGTACAGGTCGAGCTTCCTCAGCTCGTTCGCCTCCGTTCCGTCCTCGAGCGTCACCTGTTTCTGGTCTTCGATACCATAAGCGAAGCTGAACTGGTAGACGACACCGCTCTTGACGATCTCGCGCTTCTCCTGTGCAAGCGGAGTATCAAAAAAGCTCGCTGTCATGAGCGGGCCCTTTTCGTCATCTTCGATTGAGTCGACTTTGCCGATTATCTGATCGAGGTCGTGGTTCCAGCAGAGTGGGAACGGGTGCCCCGACTCTTCTCTCGCCTTTATCGTGTCTGCAAACGCTCCCTTGGCTACTACGTCGCCGTAGCTGTCCGGGATGCGGTCGTATGTGCTGAAGTACCCGGTGATAGTTCCGGTGCCTTCGTCTGCTTTGATGTCAAAGCTCTTGTATAACCTGTCCATGTTTACCCTCCTAAAAAGTGATGACGACTTCCGTCGTACAGTTACAGCCACAGCTCTCGTCCGGGTCAAGGTTGTCGTCGCCCGGCCACATCGCTCCGTTACTGAACGGCTCATCGATTGGTACCTGCTCGCCGTCCATAGCTGCGTGCGACTCCCTCGGGTTGTCACCTGTGACCCATACCTTCTCTATCTTCGGTTCGACACCCTGAGCGGCTGCCTGTGCCGGTGCTTCACTCATCGCCGCCCAACTTGCTGCAGCGAGTGCCAGCGAGCCACCTATCAGCGCCGCCTGTACCCCGACACGTAAGTCGAAGACGTGCTGTGGAGTGTCTTCTTCGTCATCGGAGCGCTGTGCCGCTTCAAGTTTCTCTCTGGTGCTCGTATTGATTGCCGCCGCCCTGCCTTCAGCCATGGCGCGAAGATACGCCCGGGTGAACTCAGGGTTATACTTGATGCCCAGTCTTTTAGCCACCGCCTTGCCGTGTCTGTCCGCTACGTCGTCAAGTATCGGCTCAATGTCGTCAGCCAATTCGTCGTTCCAGCGCTTCTCGTTCCACCAGTTAGCCGCCTTCGCTCCCATCTTCGGGAGAACTGCGTCGGCCTGTCGCTTGAAGAACTTCGACAGCACTTCGGTCATCGCATCGACTTCTTCATCTGTCGGGCTTGCGTTGACCCGTTCCTGTCTCGCCTTTACTTCTGCGGGCCCGCTGTAGGTCTCCATGTGCGTGTCCTGTGGTGAAGCCTGTCCGCCCTCTACAACGTTCAGCGGTACGATCAACTCGTCGCCACCTTCAACTGGCGGCAGGTTGTTGTCCGCTCTCGCTTCGTTCCTTGTCATATAAGGACCGCCAACAGCACTCTGCAGGATGCTCGCACGTTCTTCGAATGATCCTTTGAGCTTTTCTGTTAAGTCGAACTCCACGTAAGTGTCCGGGGTTGCCCCGATCATCGGCAGCAGGAATGAGTTGAGCCTCTGCTGGATCATCTGGATCAACGGCCCGAGACAGTCTGCATATAAAGCACGTGCATTATCCTTTGCGCTCGCATAAGTCTGCGTGTTGTTGTGCCATATAAGCGATGGGTTGACGTGATAAGCCGCCGCAACGTCCTCACGGCTGAGCTGTTTCGTCTCCGCGTACTGCGCTTCCTTAGCGTTGAACTGATACGGCTTGATCTCCATACCGTCTTCAAGTAACGGCATCTTGCCAGAGTTCTCACCGCCCTGCCCCCACGCTTCACGGAACGCAGTCACGAACCTTTTGCGTTGTTCGTCGTCCCATGGCTGGACGTCCTTCGGTCTAGTCAGGTATGCATTGAAGCGGCCTGAGCTTCGCCAGATCTCCGTCCTGAACTTGTCAGCCTGTACCTGTTCGGTCAGTGTCTGCCTCAGTGCCGCGATCGGTGACTGGTATCCGCCCGGATTGCCCGGGTTATACATGCGGAACATGACAAACTCGTTTCTCGGGATCTCGATGACGCTTCCGCCGCCCGTCGTGGATACCCTCAGCACGTCCGGCGCATAGTTCGTCAGACTTTTCTGATCCTGTATCCACTCGCGTGGGATGATCCTTAGCTGATACCCCGACGAGCTGTCAGCGTCCGGGAGCACCCATATGACACCGACGCCCATAAGCAGCAGCTCTGTCGTCAGACCGTTCACGAACTCGTAGGCCGTCTGGTCTGCGTTAGGTTGCCATAATAACTTAGCCGCCACGCTGTCTCTGTCTCGCTCTCTGTCCGTCTCGCCGTTCCTTGTGTATACCTTGAGCGGTAACTGCGCGATCGAGTCAGACAGGAACGACACCACGGCGTGCAGGTTTGCTTGTGTAGCGTATAGCCTGCGAGCCGTCATCCCCTCGACCGTCGGCGTGGCTTCGGGCGAGATGATGATGTTGTAGTTCGCTCCGAACATCGAGCGGAGCTTTCCTGATATGCTCATCTTCTTTTCTCCCTATATCAAAACAAGCCCAGCGCCTTGTGCGTAGGCTGATTCGTGTATCTTTTTAGTCTCCCCGGCCTTGACCACCGTCATGGCTGTGAACGCCATATAACAAGCGATCAATGGAGCAGGATCGTCTGGACTCTTCACCCGGTCTGGTACTTCAGCGCCTCCGCCCAGGTTTCGGAGTTGACACGTCTTACCCGGCGCATCTAATACCGGCTGAGGTAAGTGGAAGATCTTCGCACCGCCACGAGCCTCGTTCGGTGTTGATGCGGCGATGCCGTCCCAGAACCTGCCCCACCCTGCGGTGAGATCCTTGCCTTCTATCGCACACCGTTCTACGCCATCCAGCGTACAGATCTGTTCTGCCAGCCCTGATACAGGTGCGCCTCTCGACTGGAACGCCAGTTTCATAGGCTGACGCCGAGCACGTGCCCGGAACCAATCAACAGCCCACTCAGTACCGACGCGCCTTGCGACGACTTCGATATGATAGTTGCCGTCGTCTCTCATACCGCACGCGGCTATTGTTGTCCATCGCCTGTCGTGCGACAGGTCTATTCCATATATGATCTCGGACTCAGGAGCGATCTGACTTGCTGTGTCAATACCGGCAGTCCATGCGCCGTCCGGGAATGGTTGCGGAAGGATCGTCTCGACCTGCTGACACATGCACTCCGAACGGAACTTCGCTTCCGGGAACGTCTGACGGTTAGACATGAGCGCTCGTTCCGTTAAGTATCCATACCCCAAAGCGGGGTTCGCTTGAGCGAGCGCGTCCATGTCGTCCGTCGCCGCCCCGTCCGGAGCACTCCATTCGAATAAGCCGATGGACGCGGCGTCAACTTCGCCACCATAGTCCTCGGCGGATGTCCCGTTAATGAACGAGATCGCCTGTTCACGGATCTGACGCAGCACCACTGAGTCAGGATCGCCCGCGTTACTGAAGCAGACGATGATCCCGTTTGGTTTCGCGTTTATCGATGCAGCTGCAGCAGCCCAGGTCTCCCAGTCCCTGTGCTCTCTCAGCTCGTCCAGCATCACGAGGTCGTTCGAGTCGCCTCTGCCAGCTCTTCTGGTAGGTGCGCCGACCTTGTACTGCCTCAAACCTGTAAGGATCAGTCGCTTGTTGCCGTTCGTCCGCGATACCCTATCGATCTCTCCAGCCAGTAGCGGAATGGATTCCTGATCTTGTATGACAGCCTCCCAGACCTCTTCCGCCTTGTCCAGCGACAGGGACGTGCCGAAGATGCTATCGACACCCAGCACGTTAAGGAAGAACGACGCTAACACCTCACTCAGTACGGTCTTGCCGCACTGTCTGCTGACCATGACCAGCACCGTTCTGTAACGGAAGTGCCACTCTTTGCCCAGCTCGCCTGTTATCTCGAGCATGTGGATCAGCGCCCACTCCTGCCACGGGTACAGGTTCTTGCCGAGTACGTCCCGTGCATATTCGCAAGCCGCGAAGCCAAGCGATGTCTCTTCGGTTAACTCACGTCTCGGCGGCGTGTAGATTCTCGGCACTGTGTAGCCCATCATGCGATCACCTTGAACTTGGCGCGGAGATCGTCAAGCGTCGCCGCTTCAGGTGATGCTTCGTCTCCGATCATCTCCCGTAACGCCGACAGGCTCTTCAGGTAACTGGCAAGCAGTTTCTCATAGGCAGAGTAGTACGGGTTCTCCCTCACTCCGCTCTGGCCGCCTCCGTTGTCGTACTCAATAACGATGGGCTCAGCTTCCATCTGCGCTCTGGCTTCCTCGAGTTTGTCTGACATCGACAGCACCTGCTTCGCCAGAGTCTCTGCCTGTGGCCTGATCCGTATATCTATGTTTTTGCAGATTTCTTTTGCTGTCATGTGACCACCTCTGTCGTTTTCTATCGGAGGGGGACCTTACTGCGGGCCGGATAAATCTGAAATCTCACGAATCCAAAAAGATTTTTTGGCCCTACCCCCTACCAAATTCGAGACTGCATTCCGATGTCGAGCGTGTGATACGAGTCATCCCCACGTGCACGGTTACATCTCATATGTGATGCTTTTATGTTTTTTAAATCCAGTTCCAGCTCCGGGTGCTTGGATACTGTCAGCACGTGGTCAGGTTCCCAGCTCTCTGGGTCTGACGATGGCTTGAGGTCGTAGCGGATCGGTTGTCCGCACAGATGGCAGACTGCCTTCGCCTTTCGATCTCTATCCCATGCCAGCTTCCTGACCTTTGGCCACCGTGAGGATCTGCTCATGCTCCCCTCCCTGTAGGACTACCCCTTCGCCCCGGCAGGCCATGCCCCCGGGTATCCTCCCCATACAACAAAACCCCCGACGTAATGTCAGGGGCTCTGCCTATCAGAGGTAAGATTTGTTAGTTAATTCATTTACAAAAGGAGTAGATTGTGTATGAACCTTTCTGTCTATCTTTGACATCTTAGTTATAACATAGATGCAATGGGAACTAAAAGGAACGGTTAGTCCATGCCGGTCTTGTTGCGAAGATACTCGAGTGCTCTGCCGTGAAGTGTAGTCACCCAGCGTCGGGTGTAGTACATTTCGTCTGCGATCTGTTGCCAGTGCATGTCCTCCACGTAACGGAGCATAAGTATCTGCTGGTAGTCCTCGTTATCAACTGACAGGATCGTGTGCATG